GTAAATATCGGCCTTCATCTCTCTATTATTATTCGTGGCATCTCGATAGATCTCTGGCGCCGCGTCGCTAAGGGTTAGTGTAAGTGCCGCTGCATGAGAAAGTCTTTTGTTTGCAGGAAAATCAGACCATTTAGTGGGCTGTCCACCGGCACCAGACCCGGTGTTCCCTTCAATGAATCCGGCTCTTGTTACACCGTCGGCAGCGCTCGACCACATCGCGATATACAAAATAGTATTCGTAGCGGGAATATCAGTAGTCCATGTACTAATAGATGTTGTTCCAGCCATAGCCTCAAGATTCGCAGCAACAGCTGTTCTTCTTCTCATTATATCAGACCCGGCCCACTGGATGAGGGCTTCGTAATCCTCCGTTGGGTTCCAGTTTTCAACTTTGAAAATAATTGTCCAGGTCGATAAGCCGGAAAGCAAATCCCTAAAACCTGTAGTCGTGGTGAAATAATAAGTGTTGCCATCCAAAGATCTTGGTATCCCCGCTGGCATGTTACCCACCTCAGTCCACGTTAGGTTAGGTGCGACAACAGTACCAGTCGCAGAATAGCCAATATCGTCGTCTCCTATATTTACTGCATCATGAAAAATACAAAAGTCTACTTCTGTGAGGCTCTCTTGACTATCCTGATTCCAATCTGCATAAAGGATTCCTCCTTCGACATCTCTACTCAATCTATCGCCAGGCATGAGCCTTGTGCCAAAACCCCGGACAGGATCTTTCGTAACTTCCCAAATGTTGCTACGATTACCAAGCTCGATGCATTCCTTATTCGACGGCTTAATAATTCCAGCCCGTCTTGTCAGGGTCGAAGTCATCCTTCCCATTTTATCGCTCCTCGCCACCCATAACCATATAACCAATTGTGGTACCGCCGCCAGCGACATCCCCGCTATTCAAATGCCATATCTGAATGCTGTCGTTTTGATCGCCGAAAATAATTCCCGGCACCCCGCAGTCGATTATAAAGGTTTCGTTAGTAACCAAACTTTTCGTAAAAAATTGATTTGTAACACACGGTTTCCCAAGAGCGGTCGCGCTATCCGGCACGGCAAATAACTTGACAGATGTCTCGGAGTAATCGAGGCAACCGTCGTAGGGCACGTGAAGCCAAATTTGCCTAACAAAACTGGTGACTCCAGATCCATTCTGAAAAATCGCGATCGTTGTCCCTGCCGTAGTAACCCCTGACATCTCAGCCAGAATTTTATGATCGTATGCAGCCATTTCTATTTCCTCCTATGCTAATCCGTATTTTTTGTGATCTGACAAAGTGTCCGCAGGTGACAGGACCTTTTGAACTGTCACCCCACCCGAACCATCAGCAACCAAGGCCATGCTCGTCCCAGCATAATCTCTCGATGTCGCCGAGTTCGAGAAAATCCCACGAGTCCACGGTATATTTCTGTGAAAGTTTTCTATGCTCTGACCAAACTCTGGCGTCGTCATACTCACGTCGATAACGGCGTCCTTGACGTTGATGGTTGTCGTGGTTGCTGCGTATGTGACCGCCGTGACGTACGAATATTGCGGGGCATTAGCCACTCCATTGAATTTTATGGCCCTTCCGACTGTGTAGACGGCTCGGACGTCACCACCCTCCTTCCATTGCGTCGTGGAGTGGTAATCCCACGGAGTCGTCCCCGACGTCCACCAAGCACCGGCTGGCGACGTTCCCGACAGGGTGCCGTCCTCGTTTATCGAAACATCAAGTCTGGCATCAAGAGATGAATGCGATCCGCGAGCATTGGAAACCTCTGTCTCAATTGGTGTATTCGCATATGTCCACTGCCATGTAGAGCCAGAGTAAACCCTCAAGATTTGATCTGTGCTTTGAAACCATGGTCTACCTGTCTCTGGAGAACCCGGTTCAGAGGCCCCAACAAATAAGGTGGCACAAGCGTCTATGTGATTCCTGATTATTGCATAGAGCTCGCCAAAAGTCGTAGTGCCCGTCGCCGGATTTGTATTCGTATAAGTCTGTCCCATTTATATCCCTCCACATCTAACTATATTTGTCAGGAATTTTTTTACAGCAATTCCTATTCTATTGATTACCCATGGCTTCATTATTTCAACGTGATAATTAGTGAGTTTATTTTCAATTCTATTGATTACCCATAGCTTCATTATTTCAGCGTGATAATTAGTGAGTTTATTTTCAATCCTATTATCAACCCAATCCTTGATTTGTTGTCTCGTCGCCTGGTCCTGACTATGAATCATTCGACTTGTTGCAGATTGAGAAACCACCTTAATACCCCTTGATAAATAAATCTATCTGTCCACTTTGTTTTGCACCAGCGTCATCGTAAAGCGTGATATAAAAATCTGTTAGGGTCTTATTTTTAATCATGACGTAATACGGATCTGATACGACCGATGGAGAGACCAAGTAATTGACAAGAAAATTTAAGCTAAAATCAGTTGATAAATCAAAAGTCGATCCCGATGCCCCGACAAGCTGGCTGTTAAAGGTATAATTTGTTTCAGGCACATCAATCCATGTATAAATGCTTGTAAATGCGAGAGCAGTAAAATTACTGTCCAGATTAAACCTATCCTTACGTTGAAAATATCTAAACGACGCCTGCACAGGAGAGGCTTGATATGTCGTCCAGCTCAGGGCTGTCAATGGGGATGAGCCTGAAACTCTATAAAAAGTTTGGTGTGACGATTCGTCTGTAATTTCCGTATCCGTATCCGCTGGATAGGTCTGATCCGTCCTGCTCGGATAGGTTCGATCTGTGAACCGTAGGATTTCACTCTCATAATCTTTGAATAATCTCAAGGTGCCGGTTATCGATTTCGTCAAGTCTCTTGTCGGCGAAATATAATATCCCTCCGTTTTAGTCGTTCCAGTATATTCGGTTAACGACGTGCCTGAATCGACCCACTTAGAAACGCCACTCCCGACATCGAGAAGGGTATGAGGAACATGGAGGCCGGGGGTGTTTCCAGAGTGAACCCAAACAAGATTGTTTGTGACATTAGACGCCGAAAGGTCACCAGTGACAGAGGAGGCGACTCCGTTTACAAAATCATCGAGTTCTTCTTTCTCGTAGACTATATTTATGATGTCCGCTATGCCAGAAACCACCACTGTTATCGTAGACCCGGTAGATGATTTATTGCCAGAGTTATCTATCGCCTTAATATGCCATTTGAATGTTCCATCATAAGTGAGTTTGTGAGTATATGTGTTTGCAGAAACCTCCTTTACGATCACGACTCCACTCATCCACGTCGGCCCCTCTCTGATTTCATATCCTCGCCTGTCGACGTCGGCAACATGATCCCACCTCATAATCAAACTCATGCCATCTTGAACACCAATAAAACCAGTGACATTCGCTGGAGGAGCGTACTTCCATAGAATCGTAATCACACTTTTTATTACATTATTCGAATCGGGAGAATGTCCCCTATCTGCAAGGATATCGCTACCGCAAATCGCAATCTGATATGCATGTTGATATTGCCATGCATGAGTCGATATATATCCCAAATTTTTAGTCGCGCCGAGAAATTCCCAGACAGAGTCTGTCACAGAGGAATCTTTACGATATATATCCCACTTTGCAAGCTTGCGCTCATCATAGACTACGTAATCCCAAGTCATGTGAACCTCGGAACTATAAACTCCGGCGACTTCCGACTTCAAAACTTCATTAATGTGAACATTAGTAGCGATTGGAATTGCTTGAAGAGCACTTGAATTCCAAGTTGTCGGAAGCGATTCCGTATAAAGACTCGCGTTATACTCAACGGCACTTATAGTCCTTTTCAGGTCCTGAGAGCGAGAGATTCCAATTACCTTAAACAACTTAAATTCAGAATTCTGAACGCCGAATGTAAATAAATCGTTCTCGGCCGGATTAGATGTCCAATTCGAACTAACCGTCAGTTTATTAGTTGTCGCGCTCGAAGTGGTGACGGTCCTATTTTCAACAGTGTCGTCGGCATGACGAATATAAACAATATAAGTAGACGAGCCATCCAGCGTAAGTTGCTGATCGATTGTCACTGTATTATTAGTTGAGTCTAAAACTCTGCCACCATATCCCCACTGCGGCAAATCATGTTGGACCCGAATCACATCTCCTAATTGACAGGCGATCGCGTCAACGTCGACACCAAACTCAATGGAACGAACTAAATATTTGTTTAGGTTTAGCCTATAAACCGCCTCTCTGTAGGCCTGTTGGTATGACGTGCACCCGTATAAAACTAACGATGCCTTTTTCTCAACGCCACCCTCTACCCAATCGTTGCCGTAAACTTGTATAATCTCTCGTTGGAAATCTCTCGCTTTATCGAAATAAGTTACCTCAAAGATATTCGCTCGGTCTTCGAGCGCGAGAAAAGTCTCTTTGAACGAATCCCGAACAATGTTCGAAACATTGAACATCTGGACAGGATCGCCACTTTTATCTACGACACAAGAAAATTTAGTCCCCCTCATTATTACAATGCCACGTCCGACTTGAGCAACATGTACCAAAGCATCCCACATACTCATTTGCGAATCAAATACTATGTTGATGATCGCCCTCGGCACCCCATTAATTTTTACATTGCACCAATCTGCCCATTCTGAAAAGGCAGTATAATCCATCCTCGCCGGAGCAACACCGTCATAACCTTTGACTTGAAGATTATATACGCTACCATCATAACTAATATCGAGAGTATAATATGGGCGAACAAGCATGTCATAGCAAGCCCACGCCGGATTATCTGCTGGTTTTGGCTCCCAAACTCCGGTTGTTGGGTTGTAAATAGGCACAATGTTTCTAATCACTTCGCAGGTTACGTTCGGAACCGCTCCCGCCAGTTGGTTGGTTGCAAGAGCGCGAACACCAAGGAGGGCAGTATATGGATATGCAAAATCATCGGGGATTATCTGCGCGATCCCACCAAGATACAACGTGTTTTCATATCGCCCACCAGTCCCGGCAACGGCAAGTTTTTTAAGCCTTACTTCATATGATCCGGCAGAAAGATCTCTCACATCGAAGCTACGCCTCAAAGGGCCTCTTCGAGCACCGATGATATTAATAGCTCCAAGAGCGCCACCCGTATTGACAGTTCTTGTAATGCTCGAAAACCATTCCTCGACGTCGGCAAGAAAGGCGCCAGAATCCATCTTGTTTCTAACCTCTACAACCTGCCTATTGAGACCAGTGATTTCAACCCACACACCCATTGTATCGTAAGTTCCGAAATCTTGCCAACCACCCGACTGGTCGGGGTAACCACTTCCGACTCTATATTGAATCGTTGCCGTAAGCGCGGGGTTCCAGACTGGTTCCAGATCGACTTGCATATACGGGGTGCGGATTGGGAAAGACCACCATCCCGGCTTTATCTTTGGGCAACTCGGGCAATTTGGCAATCCATATTGAGAAGCATATTGAAATTTAACCGATTGACATTGACTCGTAAATTTAAAGCCCTGCGCGGTATAGACAAAATCAGAATAGGTTTCCTTTCCACCCTCACCGGCAACTATCGAAGTCCAAGCTGCATCGCCCACCATACGGTATTCAATTGACATCTCGATATTGGTACTATCTAACCCACCCTGCCCGTTAACATAATATAGGCCGTTGGGGCAAACTATATCGATTCTCAGCCCCTCTGTGGCGTCGCCCTCGACAGTCGCGGTGACATATGCATCGGTCGTGATTTCTCTCGAATACGACTTGTAATTATAAGTGTCGCCAAAATATTCAACCGGCTCTTGATTCCTAACCCCTAATTTAATCCTCTGCCAAACATTATCAAAATTTTCGATTGCCTCGTCGTTAATTTTAATATTTGCTACGCCTTGAATACAACCATCGTGCAATGCGAGTAAAACGTTATAATATTGATCGTCGCCAACGGTATCGATATAACGATTTATAATGGTTCCGCCGACTCTGCGGGTTCCATAGATTCTCGGCAAAGGGTGACCTTGGGTAGTCATATTTCTCATGTCGCCCCACCCATAAGTATCAGTTTGCGCTTCCATTGATCCGGCACCAATCCCGGATGCTCCTCCAATAC